CGGTTGTTGCTTTCCCTTTGGGGGTTGTATGTCTTTGCATTTTCAAGTTTATGCAGAATTTACCCTCTCAAACGGCAAGCCGCAATTAATCAGCACATCAATTTCAAGTACACATTCAGCCTGTACCTCAATACCGTTTTACCCATTCGCCAGTAAGGTACTAACAATTAGCCGCATTTTTCCAACATTGCAAATAGCAAAATCGTACATTGCCTATTTACATGGGGTTTATCCAAACAGCCCCGCACCGCCGCCAGTATTGGACGGCAATCAACAAGAATTATTTCAGGGGGTTTCAGAATGAAAATAACCAACATTAAATCAATGCGGAATTTTTTATATAAGAATTCCAGTTTTCAGGAAAAGACAGTTAATAACGTCATAGAGGCGTTAGGCTATCCGTGGCAGGGTTCAAAAGATGGTTTCAGCGAACTGTCATCAGAGTTTGAAAATTGCGCCGAACATGGGGCAGATTGCGGGTTCGGCGGTTTCATTTATTACAATGAAACAATCGCTTTTTTCTTTGCTAATCGAAAAGACATTGTAAACCACATGGAACTAACCGCCGCAGAATTTGGAACGGATATTATTACTATGGTTCAGGGTTTTGGCGTATTCCGTAACAGCGAAAAGCCCACCCCGTCAGAAGTCGGCAGGGCATTATGGGACAGCATTACACACCCCGAATTAACCAGCCTTTACAATGTATTCGCTTGGTATGCGTTAGAAGAAATATCACGTACTTGGTACAGGTATTTAGAAGAAAATCCAGCAGTTAAAGCGGAATTATCCGCATAACAAAACAGCCCCGGTCTTGGCTATCGGGGTAATTTTAATTTTTAGGAGTGTGTTATATGTCATGGCTACAACACTTCATCAGAATTCACAGCGTCTTAAAATACGCTGGAATGTTCCACCCTATAGCGGACATTAAAGAGGCTCTAGCCCTTGTTTCCCGCTATCACATTAAATCTGAAATAATAGGGCATTGGCTCTATTGCTTCACTACGCCTTTAATTGGCTTCCAGTTGGAGTGTATCGGTTTTTGGTACAGCTTCAAGCATTGTGCTTATGTGTATTCAGGAACAGAAAAAGAATACCCCGCAGACGAAGAAACACTAGACGAAATCCGGTTTAGGTTAGGAAGTCAGCACATAACAGGGGGGATCTATGTATAGCCCCAACTTTTCAGAACTTGCCGCCGTTTCAGTCCGCCGCCTAGCTTGGGCAATGGGCGGGAATATGGGACAGGCAGTAGACGCTATGGTTTTATTGCTTCCCAGCAAAATAAATCAGGAAAAAGTCTGTTTAGCTTGCAGAGATAAAACAAGGTGTGAGGCTTGCATTTTCAAAGCCGGAGCAGTCCCGCCGCTTAAATTGGTTGACTTGCTTAATTAAATCAACACCCCCGCTTGTGCGGGGGGATAATATTTTTTTGGAGTTGTTTATATGACAGAACGTGAAAAAACTGTAAAACAGGATTTTGTTGATAATTCAATTTTTGATTTATTGACATTATTAAATCCTTCAAAAACGGAATTGAAATGGGGCATTCACCCCATAAGCGAGGTTCGAGAAGTAATCGTTAATTATTTTTCCGAAGAATTGAAACTTTGTTCCGAAGAAGAATTTTATCCATATTCAAATGATGAATAAAAAACTAGCCGCCCGAGGTTCCCCGCCCCGGACGGCTATAATGCTTTAGGCGGCATGGAAGCCGCTGTTACCAAAGTTTTACTGGAGTTTTTTGTAGAAAAACTCCTAGCTATAAAATCAGCATGGAAGCTGATTTTATAGCGTCCTTCCCTGACATCGGCAATGGTTGACCGTTTGCAAATGTTTTTTTCAAAGAACATCAAAAACAGCTTTTTAAGTTGCCTTTGTTTTGAGAATGAGCATATTCCCTTTTGGACGAGTTACAAGGAAACCATCACGCTTGCGGAAACGCAAAAATAATTCCCCATATTCAAGGCTTTCTGTTGTAGCGTCAAATTTCTTGAGTTCTATGCCCCGCCTGTTGCCGTGTTGAATTCTTTTGGGGTTCATAAAAATTGCAAAAGGTTCGTCTTTTCCAATGTCCGCAATTTGGGGAAGGATTGAAACCTCGTGATAAGGATACAAGTCTAACCGCCCCGGCATTGCTTCTGTAGGTCGCCGCCAAATCGGCCTGCCTGTAGTATCCTCGATATTCGCAATGTGATTTAAAACCGTCTCATTAAGAAACCATGAACAATCTTTGCGTTCCTCTGCGGGTACTTTATATACAGCGTCCCTGAAATCCTTCCATGTAAGGTCGTTGATGGTGTTTCCGGCAATCGTTACTTTCGTAACATCAGAACAAGCCATAGCACCAGTGAAAGGGTCATCATCAGCTAACAAACATTGCCTATCAAATTCCTGTCCGTAGGTCTCAATGAATTCATCAATGAACATAGCCCCCAAGTCAACAAAAACATCTTCTTCATATTCGTCAAACCACGGAATGTAACCCGCCAGAGTATATGCCTTTAGTTCGACACGCTCCGCACCTTTTGGCTTGCTCCCCTCGATTTTCTGTCCGTATGCAGTCAGCCAGTTTAACTGAACGCCGCCCCTCTCTCTTGTAGGCAGGAAGATAGAAGGACCGAGCATAGGTCTATGCCGGACAAGGTTCATCATCACCGATTTTTTTGCTACATCTTGCATGATTTCAGTTTCATAAATCGGATTGATTAGGTATTGTTCGTTAGTTGCCATGTTGCCCATCGGATCGCCCAATGCCGCCTTTGAAACCGTCCAGCCTTTCTCCCCCCATGTTACATCACGGGGGTTTGTCCAGTTATCCGCTTTCAAATTGGGGCTGAATGATAAATCCGCTAAAACCTTGTGATTGCCCGACCATGCCGCCGCTATCCCCTTGCCGAGACTGTAAAGCAGTTCACGACGGGATAATTCACGAGGGCTTTTAGCTTGCCCCTTGATTTCTTCCCGCAAAGCCTTGACGGTTGTTTTAAGTGCTTCCACTTCGGCGGTTTCCTGAACCGTTACCGTTTCAAGGGTCTTAACAATTCCTTCAAGAATTGCTTCTTTTTCCTGAAAATACGCCGTTGCAGTTTCCGTATTGGTAAAGCCTGTCAACTCGATTTTCTTCATGTCGGCAATTTTCTGTTTAATTGCCTTTAGTAATTCGTCCATAGATTACTCTCCTTGAATATTATTGATTAACCCATTCCAAAAATGAGAAAGGGAAGAATCCTGTTTAATTTGCGTAGCTGCCTTTGCCAAAGCAAAAGGGTTAGCCGGAACATTACAAATTGAAAATTCTAAAAGTTCTTGTTTCCTAAAAATGAGCGATGTACCGTCTTTACTGTCATCTTTTGACGGTATTTCAATTTCCATAACACGGAAGCCGACAGAACCCGCCCTGATAACTCCCGCTTTTACCCGCTGCCCGATAGACCAGCCGAAAGGGTCAAAAGATTTATCGTTGAAAAATACAAAGCCATGAAGCCCATTGTCATCAATGGTAAGGCTTTCAATTTTACCTATTGCCGGAATGTCGTAGCGGTGAGCCCACTCCACAACCGGATTATTGTTAAACCGCTTAAAATCCCAGCCTTGCGGGTCAATCCGTTCTCCAAATCGGTCAAGGTCAAAAGTTGAAAGCGTCCAGAGCATACCCAATTCCGTTTCATTATCCGCTGTTAGACGAAATGGAACAGAAGCAATCAATTCTACTTCCCCCGATACCTTCTGAATTCCAGCCGCTTCTTTTTGCACTCCTAAAAAATCAAGCAATGCTATAGTATTCCCCGCTTGATAATTTCCGCTTTTAGTTCTAATAATCATACTTTCCTCCGCTTCATAATTTTTTTATCCGGTAATGGATTTAGGTTTATATCTCTTGGGTAAAAATAAATTTCCTCAAGCCTTACAATTTCAAGGGTTAGAGCCGCACGGACAAGCTCAATAGGGCTGCGGACATTAAGAGAAGTAAAAAAGTTTGTTTTATGGTTTACGACTGTATTCCTTGAAATAGCCAATGTTTCGGCAATTTCCCTGTCCTTAAAGCCGCAGCAAATAAGGCGTATTACTTCTTTATGGCGTTCTGTTATAGTTCCCGCCGGAGCAGGATTTTCTCTCCGCCTCAAATCAATTCTTTTCACCACTCCGGGTGAAATATACTCCCTGCCTTTTGCAACTTCCTTTAATCCCTTAAAAAATTGGTCTACACCGTCAAAAGAAGCCACATAAGAATTCACGCCGTTCAAAATAAAGTACATTGCAATTTCATCTGAATATTCGCCTACCGAGACAGCCGTCATTTTTATTTCAGGGAATTCTTTATGTAACCCACCCATCATAAAAGGCGTACAGCAATGATAAAACCTTGCACACATCAATAATCGTTCCGGTTCCAACTCCCGAATAAGTGAATATAATGCGTCTTTTTCCAGTGCCGTAACTGTTACATCGTGGAAGCCTATACCTTCCAGTTCCTTCTTAAAATAGTCATGGTTTTTTACCTCTCTGCTTATCAAGAGCGTTCCCTTCATAATTTTTTCCCCTCCCCAACCCCCTTGCCGCTTTGACAGGTTTCGACCAGATTTTTAGGTCTATACCAGACATCCCCCCACGGTTTTAACTCTTTGCCTCTCTCCTTCAAAACATCATTAATTGTTTTAAGTCCTGCGTTAATTTCCGCAATGTCTCTGCGACTTTGTGCGTCCTCATTTTCTTGCAGTTCCGGTATATCCCATAAATCAAAGCGTCCGTTTTCCTTTAAGCCAAAACGCATAAAAAACTGGCTTTCAAGAATTTGCTCAAATTGCCGTAATAGGGGAATTAAGGTATACTGCCAAAATGCGGAGTGCTGTTCTTTTGTGTCCTTCCCCGATAGGGCAGTAGACTTGTCAGAGATATTTGCGACACGAGGGGGAATACCATACTTCGCAAGAATGGTATACAGGTTCCACCGCTTCAATTCAAAAAGTTTTACTACATCAGGATTAAAACTTAACGCTTCAAAACTGGTTCCCTTGCCGAGAACGGCAAT